GCGAGCTTCTCAACTGCCTCTTCGATGACCTGAGGAGGCAATATCCAGAGGTTTCAGATGACCTAGACCTTGATGCAGCTACGGTTGCTAAAAGGTTGTCCTGTGAGGGCTTGGGTTTTGCAACCAAGACCCTGCCTAAGTTCGGCAAGGAAATTGATCTTGCCTTACAAGGGCGCATGCCGCTTCGCTCTGCCAGTTTCAAAAATTCTGGTAGAACGGCTCTCCCCGCGTTTCTGCGAGGTTTGCTCGGTATGGTCTTTGATAGGACCACAGGATTGGTGCTTGAAGCGCCTTTCGTCTCTGCGATCTCCGATTTGCGCGAGATTTGTTACATTGTTTACAAGCTGGAGGTTCCCTATGATGTTTCGCTGGTTGAGAATTGTATCCATAAGTTTCTGGATACTGATTCTTCTCTACCAACTTCTTCTGGCCACCTTTCTGCCGCCGAGCGACGAATATTATCTGTTGCCCGAGCGGTGGTACAGGAGCTTTTCAAGGATTTTGATCCCTTGAATATAGTCCCTGCAAATGGTCCAGGGGAACTGGCGACTGGTGAGAAACCGTGTGAGAAATTCAAATTCACGCGGCGGTACGAAAAGGTAGATACCCTCTTTCCATATGAGGATTTTAACCTTGCTTCGTACTCTCACTTCTGCGACGCTGCAGAAAACAACGAGCTCGATTTAGAGTTTGTTGCGAGTGGTGAGGAATACTCAAAACTCGCTGTGGTGCCGAAAGACTCTAGGGGGCCTAGGCTCATCGCAATGGAGCCACATAATTTAATGTGGATCCAACAGGGTATAAAGGCAAGCCTCTATAGGCACATTGAGGGACACGGCCTTACAAAAGGGCACGTGAACTTCACTGACCAAGAGGTGAACCGAAAATTGGCTCAAGAAGCCTCCCTGGATTGTCAAAATGTTACATTAGACATGAGCGATGCGTCAGACCGAGTTTCTTTGTGGTTGGTTAAAGAGCTGTTCGAGGGGACCCAACTCCTTGACGCCCTACTAGCTACACGGTCAAGCAAGGTACTTCTGCCTGACGGAACCTTCCTTGTTTATCGGAAGTTCGCTCCGATGGGGTCAGCTTTATGCTTCCCTATCGAGGCGATAGTCTTTTGGGCGTTGACCTTAGCAACGTGGCACGTAAAGAGGGATTTGCCACTCCTCCTCGCGCGCAGATTGGTTTGGGTTTACGGGGATGACATCATATGCCGATCAGGTCTACACTTGGACCTGATGTCAACCTTCCCTTCTTTTGGTCTAAAATTTAATGAGGGGAAGTGTTGTACCACGGGACGCTTTCGCGAATCGTGCGGGATGGATGCCTACATGGGCCAAAGTGTGACACCCATTCGGGTGAAAGCGCTGCCGCCCAGCAGCCGTAAAGATGCCAACTCGATAGTCGCGTATACATCCCAGAGTAATTTGTTTTGGGAACGCGGCTATTACTCGACTGGTAACTACCTCAAAACTCACGTGGAGAGGTGTTTGCCAAAGCGATACCGGTTGCCAGTTGTTACCCGGAAATTGAACGGGTTTCTGGCATGGTACTGTCGAGTTGGATACCACGAAACGCGGTCTAAGCGTTGGTCGAAAGACCTGCAAAGATACGTTTATAAATCCGTGGTTATCCGAGCGCCGACCACAAATAGTGTGGCGGACGACTGGTGCGAACTTCTTCGTTTCCTTGTATTTAAAGGAGAAGAGTTCCCTAGAGTTGGTGTTTACCCAGAGCGTTACCGGATTCGCCTCCAAGAATCATGGGGGGATAAACCCCGCGGTTTAAAAGGTGAGTTCGAAACAACCATCCTCTCAGTCCCTGTCTGGTCAGAGAAATCTGAGTGGGCGGGATGGCTGAGGGCCTAGGGAACGATTGGCTTATGAAGATCTGCCCGGATAGGTCTTTAACCGTCTAACCAACGGGGACACAGTTGGCAGCGTGTCTTAGACCTAAAATTGTACCGGACGGATCAACAACAGCTCGCGTTCACCTAGAAAGGGTGATGACCAAGCTGGCACAATTTCCAGCCGACCATCGGGGGGAGGAAGCACATACCTATATGTGTTTCAATAAGGCAGGG